GGTCGGCGACCGCGGAGAAGCAGATCGTTTCAAGTCTCGCCGGGCAGCCGGCTCGAGCCAGTGGCAGTCCGAGGCGTGGGAATACTACGACGCCATCGGTGAGATCAAGTACGCGTTCAACCTTGTCGCGTCCGTCGTGTCTCGTATCCGTCTTTACGCCGCTGTCGTTCACAATCCAGCAGAATCTCCGGTCTCTGTCCGTGACTCGGACAAGATCGACCAGCGCCTCGGCGCAGCCGCAGAACGAGCTCTTGCTCGTCTTGACTCGGCGTACGGCGGCCAGGCAGGTCTGCTCCGCGACGCCGCGCTGAACCTCAGCGTCGCAGGCGAGTGCTATCTCGTGCAGATGCCAGAGCGCATCGGCACTGGAGTTCCAGAGTCCTGGGACGTGCGCTCCGTAGACGAGCTGTTGATGGACACCAAGGGCAACTACACCGTCGCATCGCGACGCGAGCTTGCTACAGGAAGCAGCACACAGACTTCTCGCTCCGCTGGCGCTAGCGGACTTACAAAGCTTGGCGGCTCGGCTTTCGTCGGCCGCATCTGGCGATCGCACCCGCGATACAGCGACGAGGCAGACTCGTCGTTGCGCGGCCTCCTGGACCTCTGCGCTGAGCTGCTGCTGCTCAACCGCACGTTCCGTGCGACGGCGCGTTCCCGCTTGAACGCTGGTGCCCTTTACCTGCCAGACGGTCTGAGCGTAGCAGCGAATCCAGACCCAGACTACCCGTACGACGAAGGTACGGACATGGACCCGAACTACACGCCTGAAGAGTCGGCCGACGAGTTCGAGGATCAGCTCATCGACGCGATGACGACGCCGATCAAGGACGAGGACTCAGCGTCAGCCGTTGTGCCTTTGATCATCCGAGGTCCCGCCGAGCTTGGAGACAAGATCAAGCAGTTCAAGTTCGAGCGCTCGTTCGACCCAGCTCTTGCTCAGCGCGCCGACCGCGTGCTCGAGCGTATCCTCCAGGGACTCGACGTTCCGAAGGACATCGTCACAGGACTCGCGAACGTCAAGTACTCCAACGCGATGCAGATCGACGAGTCGCTGTACAAGGCTCACATCGAGCCGCTGATGCTGCTGATCGCAGACGCGCTGACCGTCGTATACTTCCGTCCTTACCTCCGTGCGAACGGCTTCGACGAGTCCGACGTCAACCGTATGTGCATCTGGTACGACCCAAGCCAGGTCGCGACGCGCAATGACAGAGCGTCAGACGCCGACTCGGGCTTCGACCGCATGGCGATCTCTTCTGGTACTTGGCGCCGCATGCACGGCTTCAGTGACTCAGACGCGCCGAACTCTACCGAGATGGCATTGCGAATGCTCTTTGAGAAAGGCTCGATCACGCCTGAGCTTACAGAAGCTTTGCTCGGAGCTGTCGCTCCTGACGTGATGCAGGCGATGCGCGCTGCTTCGCAGGCCGCGAACCCAGCGCCGATCCCAGCAGAGGTCCAACAGCTTCTTGAGACTCCAGCAGAGGCTCCAGCAACGCCTGAAGCAATAGAGGCTCCAGAGACTCCAGCACCAGAGACGCCTGCGGCACCAGAGAGTCCAGAGACGCCTGAGGTCTAGACATGCACACGTACCCAGAATCTTTCAGTCCTCGAAGTCTTGCCGACCAAGAACTTGCAGCGGCTCTCGCCGTGCTGCTTGGTAACACCGTTGTTCTGAGCTTCAAGGCGCAGGGACACCACTGGAACGTCGTCGGACCTGACTTCACCGAGTATCACGGTTTCTTTCAAAGCATCTACGAAGACGTAAGCGGTGCGATCGACACGATCGCCGAGAACATCCGCAAGTGCGAGTCATACGCTCCGTACACGTTGTTGCAGTTCGCTCAACTTTCGTCAGTCGAGGACATCGACATCGACGGTCAGCCGTCTTTGATGTGCGAAGACCTGCTTGAGGGCAACTTCGAGACTCTTCGCTCTGCGATGGCCGCGTTCGACATCGCAAACAAGAACAATCGCCAGGGAATCGCCGACGACATCGCCGAGCGAATCGCTATGCACGAAAAGTGGGACTGGCAGCTCAAAGCACATCTGACTCGGATCGGTGGTGAATGATGACTGGTAAACCGTTGTCGTCTTCTGTGATCCGGCGCTCGCAAGGCATCGTCGCCGCACCTGCGCCAAAGAAAGACAGGATCACAGGGTCGAAGAAGAACAAGCCGGGCTCTGCATCCGGCGGCAAGAAGATCAAGTTCTCCGCGAAGACAGAGACCGCATTGCGCAACAAGATGCAGGCTCACAACGAGAAGGCACCGAAAGGTCGCAAGACAACAATGGGTCAGCTCAAGGCGGCGTACCGTCGCGGAGCGGGCGCATACTCGTCGTCACATCGTCCGGGCAAGACTCGCGACCAGTGGGCGATGGCACGCGTAAACGCGTATCTCAAGCTTCTAAAGTCTGGTCGTCCGTCGAACCCAAACTACAAGCAGGACAACGACCTGCTTCCGTCGTCACACCCGAAGTCTACTCGCGCATCTGCTGCAATCACGCTTACCGCGTCGATGGCCACCGAGCTCGACGACAACTACATCGAAAGCCAGCTCTACGTCGAGCTTCCAAGTGAAGACGACTACGAGTCGGCCGAGGACGTCATCTTTTCTCTCGCAGAATACTCGGGAGAAGGCTACGAGATCATTCCTGCACTGCGCGCCGCGTGGATGCGAGGAGTGGAGTCGTCTGAAGACCCGTACAACAGAACATTCACACTCGCGACGAAGCTGTACAGCAGCCGAGACGCCGATCTACTTCCAAAGAGGACAGCTCTGTGAAAAAGAGAATTGAACTCCGCCGTCCACGAAAGAACCGCTCACGCAGGCACATCTCGAAGCGAGAGCTAAGCTACCTGCGTGACCAGATCGAGGTCATGGTCGCGAGAGCGAACCGCGGCCTCCAGCCAGAGCGTGCAATCAGCGTCTACTCGGCCGTCACGGTCGCCAACCGTCATCTTGCAAAGAACAAGGCAGCCGTCTCAGAGGCACGAGTGTTCGGTGCGCTCCGCGAGGTCTCGTCGTACATCTCGATGGCCGTCAACGGCAAGTTTTCAAGCTTCTCGCTCGACCACACAGACCTTCTTCCAGTCGGTCACCCGCTCTGCACCCGTGAGCACTCGCTCACGGCGTCTGCGATCCAGCACGCTCAGGCTCGTTGGCTCGCCGCCGATCCGCTGATCGACGACTCAGTCCGCAGTCTCGTCGCATCCGCTTACTCGCACGAGATCGGTTCTCTTGAGCGCCGCCACGCGTTCTTGGTGCTGTCCGCGGTAGACAACGACCTCGTTCCGCGCTACATCCGCGTCGATGACGGAGTGTCTGCCGAGATGGCGCTCGTCGCTGGACTGCTCAGTCTTGTCGGCGGCAACTCGCGTATGGCCCGACGACTGCGCGCTCAGTTGCAACGCCGCGACAGATACGGCCGCTTCGCCTTCATGGGCGGTGGTTTCTCGTTCAACTTGAAGTTCCCAGATGGTGTGTTCAAGACTCAGTCAGGCCGCGTCGTCGGAGCCGTGGGTGACGGTGACGCGATCGAGATCGAGATCACCGGAGACGACCGTCTTCCAGACGGTATCTACACGATCCCGTCGTCGAAAGGAACGTCTGTCAAGGCGATCCTCCCGTCGATCGCGGTCAAAGACCTTGACGCTGACAAGACGAAGGGTGCCGACGTGTTCGTCGACCCGTCTGAGATCAAGCGCACTGACGCGCCGTCAGGCTGGACTCCAGGCAAGACAAAGGCGAAGGCCAACGTCTATACAAGCCCTGACGGCTACGTCGTCACAAAGAGCTACGACAAGAACAGCAAGACGTACTCATACAAGGTTGAGCGCGCCGAGGCGCAGTGGGGCGCAGAGTTCGACGAGTCGTACAGTTCGTGGGGAGACGTGCAACGCGCGATTCTTCGCGACCAGAACGACTACGCGAAAGACATTCGCGCTGACATCGAGACCCAGAAGACCGCCAAGAAGGGCACGCCCGAGTACGAGAAGATCGCAGCCGAGAAGTCGGCGAACAAGGTCAAGGTTGCAGACAAACCAGACGTAGTTCAGGGAGACCCGAGCACGTTCCAAGAGCAGATCCAAGAAGCTCTTGACAAGAAGCAGAAGATCAAGTTCACGTACAACGGCAAAGACCGTGTCGTAACTCCGAAGAGCATCTACACCAACCCGAAGACAGGACGCACAAACGTCGTCGGCTTGAGTGAGACAGACGGTGAAGAGCGCACGTTCACGATCGACAAGATCAACGGCCCGACGCCTGTCCGCGGAATCACTCAGGACGAGCGCAAGGCAGAGATCGAGCAGGCGATCGACAACGGCGTCGCCGTCGAGTTCATGTACAACGGCAAGTCTCGCACGATCGACCCTGACCGTGTGTGGATGAACCCAAAGACAGGCAAGTACAACGTCGAAGGATTCAGCCGCGGCGACAACGAGAAGCGCACGTTCACTCTCGAGAAGATCAATCCGAGCGAGGCTCCTGTCGAGGCAGGCGAGGCAGCACCGAGCGGTCTCGAAGAGATCGACGTAGAGGGCAGCAACGCGATCGCGAAGATGACTTACAACCCTGCGACCAAGGAGATGTACGTCGAGTTCAAGTCTTCTGGCGGCAAGGGCGGAGGCAAGTACGTCTACGAAGGCGTCGAGCAGGACATGGCGGACTCGTTCAAGACCGCAGACTCGAAGGGCAAGTTGATTCCTGCTCTCAAGAAAGACCGCGTCGCTCGCAAGCTCAACGACGCAGAGGCTGACGCTTGGCTCGCTCCGAAGGAAGCAGCGCCAGCGCCCGAGACTCCAGAGGTGCCGGCAGCTCCAGCGGGAGAAACTTCAGATCTCATAGAGATGTCGCCTGGTATCTACAAGTACAAGGGAGACTACATCATCTCAGAGATCGTTCCTGGAGAATACAGAGTCGGTCGCTTCGGTGGCATCTCTATTCACTCGATCGACACTCAGCCACAGCAACCGCTGTCACTTGATGACGCGAAGAGAGAAGCAGACAAGCACCAAGCGAACGCGCAAGAGATTCGCGTGCAAAAGCTCGGCGACGACATCGGTATGGCAGTTCGAAACTACTTCGGTCAGAAGGCGTTTGGAAAAGCCACGGCGCAGTCGTGGAAATCTTCTGTCTCGAAGATAATCAGGGACTACTTCAGCAAGAACGACGAGCCTAAGGCTAGAGCAGCGCTCAAGGAGCTGAAAGACGCGCTCGACAAAGGAGAGTTTGACCGCGGCACTGGCTTGCTTGAAGCCGACCGCATAGCACGCGACTTCTACGGTGTGCCGCGTCCGCCGAAGACAGCAGAAGAGTGGGACAAGTGGGCGAAGCGTCGCATGTTCCCTGGAGACGACAAAGGCAATGCTGACATCGCGAAGGCTGCAAAAGACGCAGCCGATGCAGAAGGCGCGACGCCTGAGGCCACTGAGACTCCGAGCACTCCTGACGTTGCCGACGATGCAGACATCGAGTCTGCCGCTCAGTTCATCTTTGACCAGATCGAGCGTGTCCAAGGAGACACAGGCGAGCCGTTCACGAACGACGAGATCAAGGAAGTGATCGGCGATCTGCTCGATGTCGACGACGCTCAGAAAGAAGAGATCTTTAGGCGCGTAGGCGATCTCATGGACGACGCCGAGTTGGCTAAGTACGGTGAAGAGGTTCCAGAAGCTCCTGGCAAATACGAGAAGTACGTCGACGACATGCGCGAGAAGGCTGACATCGCCTTCGAGGAGCTCAGTCCGTCTGAGTACAAGGACTGGAAGTCCATCGCAACTGAAGAGGGCTACTATGTCGGCAACGGCGCGACTACAGGAGAGATCCGCAAGATCTTCGTCGACATGTGGGTCGAGGAGAACGCACTGTCTCGTGAAGACTTCGAGAGACAAGAGGGCGAGGCCGACGCCGAGAAGTTCGTCGACGACGCGAACAAAGACTACATCGACTCGATGGCTAAGGACATCGTCGACACGCTTACAGGTCCAGAGGCAGAGGGCAAAGACTCGGGCGAGATGCTCGACGCTCTCATCGAAGCGACTTCAAGCGCCGAAGGTCTCAGCGAGAACCGCAAGGAAGCTCTCATCGAGCGCGTCCTTGACATGCTCGACGAGTGGGAAGAGAAGCAAGCAGGCGGTGAACCACCGGCAGGCGAGCAGCCTGAAGGACTTGAAGGACCTAAAGGACCGAAGAAGCTTTCAGGCGTCGAGGAAGAAGAGTTCGACTCGATCTACGACGTACCAGAAGGCGCTCACAAGGTAGACATCTACACAGAGTACGTTCCGCAAGGCAAGACCGACCAGACAAGCGAAGACTTCACAGACGACCCAGAGGTCCTGTCGCAAAAGTTTACTCAAGGCGAGCTTTCACTCGCGTTGAGCGAGGCTGTTCTTCCTGGAGAAGACGGCGAACCTGCGACAGGTTCAGGACCGCTTCAGTTCGCAGACGGTGACGAGATGGTCCCGGCCGAGGCGTTGTTCGACGCGCTGACTCGCACAGGTGCAGACGCCGACATCATTCTTGCCGAGATCTACGACAGCAGGCTTGATCCGCAGCGGGAGACGACCAACCTCGAGCGTATTCGACGCAACCGCGAAGACATGGAGAAGATCTCGGGAATCGAGAAAGACCAGGTTCCGGTCAAGTCGGCACGCTCTGAGCAGATCCGACAGGCTGTGCAGCGCAACATGGCGCTCGCAGTTCCTGGCCGAGCAACTCGTGCAGCAGACCTGCTCGAGTCTCACATTGAAGAGAACGACAAGATCAAGGAGATCTCTGCCGACCTGAAGAAACGTCAAGACGACGGCCTCGGATTTGACGAGCAGCATCTTGAAGAGATTCTTGACAAGTACCTGCCGCTGTCTACCAGCGACGACCCGAAGGACAGAGAAGCCTTCCGCGCCGTGTGGGGAATGCTTATGTCTCTTGACGGAGGTGCGTCCGAGGACGACGTCGACGTGACAGACAGTGAGGCGTTCCGAACACGAGTGTTCAACGCTCTTGGCCGAATGCAAGGCGCCGACCCAGACATGACAGAAGTCGCGTACGACAGACTGATCAAAGAGTACGGCGGATTCCCAGAGTTCGTGAACGGCAAGGCCGACATCGCGAACGGTACAGGCGATCTCGCGTCTGAGAACACGGCGGCCGCGTTCTTCCGTCTCGTCAAGGAAAGCTCGCGCCCGAACGAGGTGCCGCTGTTCCGCTCGATCGGTGTTGCGCCGCAAGGCAAGCTGCTCGAGGACTACAAGACTGTCGGTTCTATCCACTCGTTCGACCCGCGCTCGTTCACGACCGACGACCTCACAGAAAACAAGATCTCTTCGCTGCTGAAGTATCCGTCAGGTGCAGGTCAGCGCCGAGTCATCTTCGAGGTCATGCCAGGCGAAGGCAACTCGATCGCCGTCGACAACTTTTCGTGGTTCGAAGGAGAGAACGAGCACATTCTCGCCGGAGGCAAGTACGAGGTCGTGTCGGTCCGAGAAGTTCCGCAAGGCGGAGGCAAGGCCACCGCAGACGTGATCACACTGCGCCGTGTTGAGCCTGTCGAAGACATCGCAGGCGACGACGAGCAAATCTTCGAAGACACCAAGATCAACGTCACCGGTTGGAAGCAGACCGGTCCGCAGGCAGGATCAAACAAGGGCGGAACGTACCAAGACGAGCAGGGTAACTCCTACTACGTCAAGGTTCCAAAGTCTCCGTCGCACGCCGAGAACGAGACGCTTGCGTCGATGTTCTACGAGAAGCTCGGAGTTCCAGCAGCGCAGGTTCGTCTCGGAGACGACGACGGAGACCTCCGCACCGTCTCTCCGATGATTCCTGGCGCGAAGTCAGACCTCAGCAAGCAGATGACAGACCCAGAATACCTGGCCAAGCTTCAAGACGGTTTCGTCGCAGACGCGTGGCTCGGCAACTGGGACGTCGCTGGTCTCACGTACGACAACGTCGTCACAGACGAGAACGGCGATCCAGTACGAGTTGATCCGGGCGGCGCGCTGTTGTGGCGTGCGCAAGGCGCGCCTAAGGGCGGCGCGTTCGGTAAGCAGGTCGGTGAGATCGACACACTGCGCGATCCGAAGCTGAACCCGACATCTTCGTCGATCTTCGGCAGCATCACAGACGAGCAGATCAAAGAGCAGGTCAAGCGTCTCTCAGCTCTCGAGCCAGAAGAGATCGGCGCGATGGTCGACTCGGTCGTCACAGACGAGAAAGAAGCAGCGAAGCTCAAGGAGCTTCTGCTCGCTCGCCGTGAAGACCTCATCGCTCGCTTCGGCGAGCCAGACATCGACCTCATCGAGGACAAGCCTGTTGTAACAGAGTCCAAGCCGATTCCGGCTGGAGAACTTCAGGCAGGCGACGTAACCGCGACGGACTCGTTCGTCATCGAGCGCGTCTACACAGACGGCGACACGCCGAAGGGCAAGGTCAGCGTCGACGGTTACTTCCCAGGCCACGAGACACAGCGCAAAGAATGGAATCCTGCGACAGAAATCAACGTCGCGCGCGGCGGCACAGTTCCGCCGAAGGGTGACAAGCCAGCGCTTCACCGTCCGAAGGCTCCTCGCAAGCCGTCTGACGGAGCGTTCACCGGTGCGATGGCAGAAAAGCTCGCGCAAGCAAAGTCGTGGGAAGAAGCGCGACAGATCATCTACGACACCGAGATCGTCTACTTCGACTACGAGACGACAGGTTTCGCGACACCAGACGCGCCTGACGAGTTGAACCGACCGGTGCAGCTCGGAGCTGTCAAG